TCCAAAGAAAAGAGCTAAAAAATAAATCATGCCCATCGAGAGTGCAGCAGATTTTAACTCCTATGTAGACATCAACACAGGTCATGGAGTTACTGCTACATTCTTCGAGGTGCAACAATCATTATGGGATCAAAGAAATGGTCTCATAGATACTTGGTTTGATATTGATTCTGGAAATACAACCAACATCAATATCATCATAGATCAAGAATATTTCAACATAGAGGGTGGCACAGTTCCTGTTGCTGGTTATCAACCCAGAGCAATTATTAAAGCAACTGATGCTCCTTATATATCGCATGAAGATAAATTGGTTGTAAATGCTATTACAACTAATAGGGGTAGTGTATTAAAATCAGAAACAACATTTTTAGTAAAAACAGTTGAGCCTGATAATACAGGCTTAGTTTCATTGGTATTAGAGGAGCAATAATGTCTCAATACCAAATGGAAACAGAAGAAGATATGATTGCATATTTAGATATAGAATATGGTCATGGCGTATCTGCTGTTTATACAAACAATGGTTCAGATTCTACTATTAAAATTATTTTAAATAATGAATATGTTGAACAAGAAGAAGGTATAGGCGTGGAAGCACTAAAGCCCATAGCTTATTGCAGAACAATAGATGTTCCAAATATATCATTTGGAAATACATTAGCTGTTGCAGCTATCAAAGACGTTGATGGTAATACATTGAAAGCAGCACAAAATTATACAGTTGTTAATATACAAGCAGATAGAACTGGATTCTCTGCTTTGATGCTTGAGGAAATATAATGGCAAATCATATTAGGCAACAAATCAGAGAAAAATTTGGCACAACTCTAACTGGATTAACAACTACTGGTTCTAATGTTTTTGAATCCAGAGTTTATCCATTAGAAAATGCTTCTCTGCCAGCTTTAATTATTTACACAAAATCAGAAACATCTGAGCCTATAGTTATAGGAACACAAAGACTTATGAGCAGAGAGCTCTCAGTTGTAGTAGAAGGTTATGCTAAAGCTACTAGCAACTTTGATGATACTATTGATACAATAAGCAAAGAAGTTGAAGCAGCAATAGCTGCTGATAGAACTCTTGATGGATTAGCTAAAGACACTTATTTAGAATCCACAGAGATAGAGTTTAACAGCGAGGGAGAAAAGCCATTGGGCTATGTCTCTCTTACATTTTTAACAAACTACTATGTCAAAGAAAACGCTCCTGATGTAGCAGTTTAAAGGAGATAATTATGAAAATGATTAGTCCAGACGGAAAAGTTTCTATAGATGCTCACCCTTCTAAGGTTGAGTCATTATTGAATAAGGGTTGGAAAGAAGAAGCAGCCCCATCGAAAGATAAACCTAAATCTTCTTCTAAAGAAAAGTCGAAAGACGAGGTAGAAAATGGCAACACATAAAGGAAGTGAGGGAACTGTAAAGGTTGGCTCAAATGCTGTAGCTGAAATAAGGTCTTACTCAATCGAAGAATCTGCTGATACTTTAGAAGATACTTCGATGGGAGCATCTGCTCGCAGTTACAAACCATCATTAACAAACTTCTCAGGAAGTTTAGATGTGTTTTGGGATGAAACTGATACATCAGGTCAAGGTGCTTTAAGCATTGGATCAGAGGTAACTTTGAATGTTTATCCTGAAGGCGATGCTTCTGGCGATACTTATTACAGTGGTTCAGCTATTGTAACTGGTGTTTCAAGAACTGCATCATTTGATGGTTTAGTTGAAGCAAGTATTTCAGTTCAAGGCAATGGTGCTCTAACAGAAAGCACTGTATAACAATGAGCGTAATAGATAAGGCTAAAGCTCATTTTGATTCTTTGGAAATCAAAGAAATTGAAATACCTGAGTGGAGTGAAGGAGAGAAGGTTCTTAAAGTATATGCAAAGCCATTAACATTAGCAGAAATGTCTAAATTGCAAAAATTTGCAAAAGATGATGATGTGGCGTTAATGGCTTATTGTTTAATATACAAAGCCTTAGATTCTGATGGTGAAAAAGTTTTTGATCTATCAGATAAACACGCGTTAATGAATAACGTGGATAAAGATGTTCTTGCAAGGGTTGCAACTGAAATAATGTCTAGCCCAAGCGTAGAGCAACAAGCAAAAAAGTAGCAGAGGATAAGGACTTATTTGCTAGATACTATCTTGCTGAAATGCTGGGTTGTACCTTGCAAGATTTAGAAGAGAAAATGACCTTATCCGAGTTTACAGGATGGATAGCATATTTAGAGGAAAAGAATAGGCAAATAAAAAATGGCAACTGATTATAAATTAAGAGTTTCAGCTAAAGACAATACTAAGAAGGGCTTTAATTCTGTAAATAAAAACATTAACTCAACCCAATCAGCTATGAAGAAGCTGGCTGGTGCTTTTGCTGGTGCTTTTGCTGTTAGGCAGCTTGTAACATTTGCAAATGAAACTTTAGCTCTTGCTGATAATATTGGCAAAGTATCTGACTCTATTGGAGTTAATACTGAATTTTTGCAACGCTACCAGTTTGCTGCACAACAATCTGGATTGGCTACAGAAGAATTCAACAAAGGTATGCAGAACTTTACCAAGATGGTTGGTCAAGCTCAGATTAGAACAACCGAAGCAGGAAGAACATTAGAAAAACTTGGCGTACAGGTTAAAAAAGCCGATGGCTCTGTTAAAAGTGCAGAAGAAGTGTTTGTCGAATTATTTGAAGCCCTTGATAATGTTGGTAGTCAGTTTGAAAAGAACGCTATCTTAGCTGATCTCATGGGTAGAGCAGGTGTAAAACTTGCTGTTATGGGCTCTGAGGGTGCTGAAGCTATGAAAGAATTAGCAGCATCTGCAACTGGCATTATTCCAGAAAGGTCTATTAGAGATGCAGAAAGATTTAATGACACCATGAATATGCTAAAAAGAGCAACTTTATTGCCTTTGCAAGCAGTTGTTATAGGCACAGCAAATGCTTTCTTAGATTTAGCAGAAGCAATCGGAATTCACACTAGAGAAAAAACATTACAGCAATTAAAGTTTGAATATGCTGATTTAACAGAGACCCTAGATCGTTTAATTCCAGTTTTAGGCGAAGCAGAGAAAAAATTTGGCATAGGTGATGAGAGATATGAAAGAGTTAATAACACTTTAATTGAAACACAAAAAGCACATGATGAACTTGCATTTAAAATTGAAGAATTAACTGGGAAGCAAGAAAAATTATCAAGATTTACTGCAAACAATATGTTAGATTTTGATGCTTTAGGCGAGCAGATGAAGGTAACAAAAACTGTAGTAGAGCAATTTGCAGATACTATGGAAGGTAAACTGACATCAGCTTTTACAAATTTCTTTGATTTTGCCAGTCAACAGTTTTTAGATTTTCAAGATTTAGCAACATCAGTTGCTAGAGCAGTTATAAACGAGTTGATACAAGTATTTATAATTCAAAAAATGGTTGGATTGATTAAAGGTGCAATCACTACAGGAATGGACTCTCTTGAATATAACAGGTTGACAGATGGAGACACTCTTTTTGATTTTAATGGTGATGGGGGTGGATTTACTGGCAAAGGAATTAGAGCTGGTGGATTGGATGGCAAGGGTGGATTCCCAGCAATGCTACATCCAAATGAAACAGTTGTAGATCATACAAAAGGTCAATCAATGGGTGCATCACCCACAGTCAACTTCAACATATCAACAGTAGATGCTGCTGGCTTTGATCAGTTACTAGCATCAAGAAAAGGGTTGATAACATCAATCATAAACAATGCCATGAATAATCAAGGCAAAATGGGGGTTGTATAAATGTCTGGTCAATTTCCAACAGACCCCAACTTTAGAACTTTAAATTTTAAAGATAACAGACCAACGCTTTTGAACCAGACATTATCTGGTAAAAAACAAGTAAGACAAATAGGAGCTCAGTATTTTTCTTTTACAGTGGGGATGCCACCTTTACAACAAGAAAAAGCACAGGAAATATTTGCATTTTTACAAAAGCAGAAAGGTTCTTTTGAGGACTTTACTATTCAAGCACCTTTAGACAACTTAGGTGCAAGCAAATTAGAAACAGATATAGTTGTTAATGGAGCTCATACCTCTGGCGATAACACAATAGCAATGGATGGTTTTTCACAAACCACAGGAGCATTAAAGGCTGGAGATTATATTAAGTTTGCCAATCATTCTAAGGTGTACATGGTATCTGAAGATGCTAATGCATCAGGTGGAGCAGCAACAGTAACCATATCTCCAAATTTAGTAGCATCTCTTGCAGATAATGAAGCTGTTACTGTAAATAAACCTAGCTTTACTGTTTATCTTGAAAACGATGGTGAAATCATGTATTCAACAGATGCTAGTGGTTTTTACAGCATTTCATTTGATGTTAGAGAGGTTATTACCTAATGCCTAGAAGTCTATCTGCTGCTTTACAAACACAAGTATCATCCACAGCAACTAAGACAGCTTTTTTAGTTGAACTTAATTTATCCACAGTTATTAGATTAACTGATTGGTATACAAACGTAACTTATGATTCTAACTCTTATGAAGCTGGTGGCTCTTTTTTACAGGTTGATGCAACAACCGAAACAGGTCAACTACAGGTTAATGAAATTGGCATTAGATTGTCAAATGTTACAAATCAAATTAGAAGTTTGGTAGAAAATGGAGAATTTACAGATAAAACAGTAGATGTTTATTTGGCTTATTTTAATTCAGACGAAACCATTGTTGGTGCAATAAACTTTTTTACAGGTCAAATAAGAAATATTGGCATCAATGAAACTATAGATACTTCAACAATAAATATGGTTGTTGCTTCACATTGGGCAAATTGGAATTTAACCAAAGGTAGACATTTTTCTGACGAATCACAACAATCTTTTAGTTCTGGTGATAGGGGCATGGAGTTTGCAACACAAACAAAAGAAGATGTTAGGTGGGGTAAATAATGAGCTGGGTAACCGCATTTTTAACATTTATAGGAGTTGGAGCTAGTACAGCAGCGACAGTTGCTGCTGTTGTTTCTTGGACTGTAACTCTTGCAACTTTAGCAGTTGGTGTTAAGGGCTATAGACAAGCTAGAGATATGATGGCTAAAGGTCAGGTCATCATGGCAAACAAAACATCTGCTGGTGGTAAGTTGCCAGTTATCTATGGCACAAGAAGGGTTGGTGCTCAAGTCATATACATGGATGTTAGTGATAATGATTCAAGAGATTTATATGTTGTTTACGCCCTTTCAGTTGGTGAATGTGATGAGATTTTGGGCAGAACAATTGAACTAGATGGTAATTTATTAACTGATTCTGCAAGATTTAAAGATGGTGGTTATATTGGCTCAGATAAGATATCTTCTGGGTCAGGATCATTAAATACAGTCTCCCAAAATGGACTGGGTATAGATGCTGGTGCTGGTCAATTTGGCACAGACCCAACACTAAAGTATAGATATGTTTTTAATTTGCATCATGGAGCTGCATCGCAAACAGCAGACCCAATGCTTGTTGCATCTATGCCTAACTGGACTTCATCACATAGACTGGATGGTGTTTGTTATATAGCTGCTCATTATGGTTATGACAAAGAAGGAATGTGGTCAGGCGTACCACAACTAACAGTA